TAGCAGTTGAGATTGTACCATCTGCACCAGCAGTAAGTGAAACCGTTACATTAGCTGTTAAGTTTGCATATGTTGTACCAGAAGCGGCAGAACCCCAATTGGTACCATCATCTGCGTGTGACATCCAATGAATGTATTTTGATTTATTACCAATTACATTTTTGTAGTAATTTGTATTACCTGAATCATCTTTAGCATCTGATGCTTTAGATACAAAACCATATTTTTCTAATACTGTACCTTGAGTTCCTGAGATTAAACCATCTTCATCGATAACGATAACATGAAGTTCATCATTAGAACCACCAGCATTAGATACATATGTTGATGTACCTGGTGTATCTGTAAATTGTGTTGCATATGTCCATGTTGAATATGTGTTAGCGTCTGCCACAGAAACTTTAAGTGAATTACCTAAAGTGCCTGCATATCTAGCTGCAAATTCACCGTAAGTGTTTGCACCGCCAGACCAGTTTGCTTCCCAGTCATCATCATTTTTAATGATTACATTTGGTGATCCGTTTGCAGTAGCAGTGTAAGTATCTGCTCCGTAAGCACGGACAACCTTTAAGTTGTTCGAATATGCTAAAAAGTTAGCCGCAGAGAACCAGTATTCATAATTATTTGTGCTAGGTTTACCAAATCTGTCTACAAGACGAACTTCGTCAGAAACGGTAATTATTTCACCAACTGGACCCCAAGCAAAACTTCCAGCAAAAGCGCCAATCGAAGTGGCAACGGAAGGTACAATTGTAGTCAGATCAATTTCTGATACATTTACACCTGGTGAGAGCTGAAATGCCATTGGATTACTCCTTTTAATAAATGGGTCGTTATTTTATTTTTAATTATACTCTATTTAGTTTTTTAGAAAGTTGAGGTTGGATACTTATCTGCTAGTCCGCTATTAGACCACACATCTCCAGAATCAATTTCAACTTCTTCTTTCCGACCATCATCAAATACACCTACGGGTGTTAATTCCTCATCTATTAACATATTCTGTTCTTTGAGTAATTGTTTTCTTACATCAACATCTGTTTCTTCTTTGAACAATTGTTGTGCAGTTAACCAACCAAAAAGAACTAAACCCATAACTAAATCATCATGATTGCCTTCTTCAGCCGCATAACTATCTCTAAATCTCGCAAAAGTGTTTAATTCAGCAATCGTATCAAAATCATTAATGATAAGTTTATCATTTTCAACTAAAGTTTTTAAGTTAGCACATCCTATTTTTTTTACTGACTTTGTTGTTCTAATACCAAAGTTTGAGTTTCTTTTAAATCCACCTGATATTGTTTGACCCTTAATATGGTGGTGGTCTAACTTATAAATGTTTTCATATTCTAAATCATAATGTAAAGTATCAACTACTTGTTGACCAATGTTATTTGTTTCAATTAAGGCATATGCCTCGTTATACATTGTACCAATCTTATAAATTATCGTTGGAAAAAACATCAACGGTAACTGATTACTTCTATACTTAGCCACCTGTCTGTATGGAGTTTCTGTGACATCAATCACATTTATAGCTGAATAATCTAAATTAACACCTTCAGCACAATCAACAGACGCTATATACAGATGACCTTTTTGAGGTTCTTCGTAGATATCCAATCCATCATCGTAACGGATTGGATTTCTAAACGCTAAACTTCTTAACTTCACTCCAGAAATGAGTGTAGCAGAAGAACCTACAAATTCTGTTTCAAACTCAACACGAAACTGTTCTTCACTTGTGTTTCGTATTGTTTCATCTTTCCACTTTTCATCTCTACCTGGTACATCTGACCAGTGAATTTCAAGTGGTTTATAAAGTGAACGCTGTTCTTCAGCGTCAACCCACATTTTATAAAATAAATTTAACCCATTTGGTGTTGATACAATAATTACTTTAGTGGTTTGACCAGATGATATCACAGGATAAGTTGATTGAAAAAAGTCCAACGCCATATTGTGTTGAACGAAAGCAAACTCATCCAAAAATATCAAGTTGTATGAACCACCACGAACACCAGAAGCTGATGTTGCATAGGCAAATACTTTAGAACCATTCTCTAATTCTATATTACCTTTATTCCAAACTACAATGCCTTGCTGTAACCATATAGGTAAATATTCATAGGCCTTTTGTAACCGACCTAAAATCTCTCTTGCTAATGCACCTTTGTTGGCAAGAATACCAACTGTGTATTCTTCATTAAACAACACACACCAAAGCATATAACCCACCGATGTTGTTGTTTTACCACACTGTCGTGGCATTTTAGCAATATTAAATCTATTTTCGTGGAATGATTTAACCATTTCCTCTTGAAACGGCCACATATCAAAAGGAACTAAACCTTGATCCACATTTACAATCTGAACATAGTTTTTAATAAAATATACAGGATCATGCTGACATTTAATTATTTCTTCTACTTGTTCAGCTGTATATGTTATTTCAACGCCAACTCTTTTGAGCCGGTCATTTCCAAGATAGCCTTCCATATCTTATTTTGAGATACTACGAAGCATCCAACCTAGTTTTTTATGTTTGTCTATTCTATCTTGTAAAAAGTTTGAAAGACCAATCTGTTCAAATTGGTCTGCAAGTTTATCACATAATTCTAAAGTTTTAATTACTTTGTCATTATCACCAGCTAATTCATTAGCCATAGCAACACCATCTAATCTTTCAGGCTGTTCTTCTATTTCAGTCATATCTAAAAACTCAGCCATTGTACCTGGTGCATAAGCATCTAATGCTCGTATTTGTTCAGCGATAACATCAACAGCACTATGTAAATCTTCATACACATTACCATAGAATTCATGGTATTGTGGAAAATTAGAGCCTTCTACATTCCAATGAAAATTGTGTGCTTTAAGATAGAATGTGAATGTATCTGCTAATACTTTTTTGAGTAAATTAATTAAAGTTTCCATAACAACTATTTATTCTTCCTGTTTGTTCTTTAAAAATTTAACAAGTTCTGTTGTACTTCCTACAAAAACAGCCTTGTCAATGTTCATATTTTTTGTATTTCCTACACTATTATTGTTGTCTTGTGTTAAATCTTTACGGGTTTTTTGTATATTAAGCAAATCTTTATTAGAATCTGCAAGATTTTTAATCATTGTTGCAGCCACTTCGTAGGCTCGTGGGTGTTCAGATTCTCTGGCTACTTGTAAAAGATTATCTAAAGCTACATTACCTTTTGTTATAAGATTCTTTATGTTACCACGAGCAAATTCTGTATCTTGTTCTGCGACATCTTCAACAGAAACAATATCTTTTTTTTCTTCAACAACAGGTAAATTTTCTGTTATTTCTTCTTTGTCGTTTTCTATATTAAGAACTTCGGATAGTTTGTCGTCAGTTTTACTCATTATGTAAATGGCCATTCAGTTATAGTTTCAGTGAATCCAAAATCATCCTCTGCATTTGCGGAAGTAGGATCAGGAGTTGTAATGATTATAACTGTTTTTAATGGCTCAGAATCAACACTGGATACATTATAACTAGCGTTAGAAGTCGCACCAACAATTATATCATTTGCTTCTATCAATTTATTTAGATTATTTACCACAACAATACCGGTGTTTGAATTACTAAAATATGCTAAATCACCAGTAATATCTTTATTCCCACCATTTATTGTTGTTGTTACAAATAGGGTTTCTTCATCATCAAAATAACCAGAACCATTTGCATAGTCAACAAAAACTTTTTGAGAGGTTCTACTTGCGGTTTCAATATACAAATTAGTATTTGCTTGACGAATATATTTACCTTCTTTCACTGGAGGCCAAATATATCCTTTTGCTGTAAAATTTAAATCCCATACTAATAATCGTGTTGTTGTTCCATCACCTTCATAATCAACACTTGGTGTAACTGAATTGAGTATCACAGGCATATCATAATGTTGATTCATTGTTGGAACAAAATCTACGGTTACATTAAAATCTGGTGTGAAAAACGGCAGTATTTGTTCTAATATTTGTGTACCATCTTCTTGGTTTCTTACAAAGATAGATAAAGAAAATTCAAAGTTATATGGAACAGGAACATATTGTGTTTTAATTGCGGTATTGGTGTTAGCAGAAAAGTTTTGTAAAGTGGATAATTGTTTTCTACTTGAATCATAATCCATTCCTGTCAAATCAAATGAAATACGAGGAACAACTGTTTGCACCGATTTAGTTAATGTTGGATCGGAAGTAATTCTTGTTAGATATTTTTCTTTTGCACCATATGATAATGGAACTTTCCAAGATTCTTTTGATGCTGTGCCATCAGCTGTGTATCTTTTCAATACAATATCGTTGAACATTGTGCCAAAAGCAACAACAACTTTTCGTATTGTTCGATTATAAAAATGTGAATTACCTAACATTATGGTTCACCAAATGGATTTGTTTCTGTAAAGTCAATAATAGAATCAGATTCACTTTCAATTCTTACATTGTCCTGAATATCTTCAAATGATGAACTAATATAAGCATCACCATTAGCAGTAGATATGGTTGCAATTGAACTAGAAGTATTACCAATGACATTAGCTGATGTAAATGTTCCTTGAACTCTGTAAATATCAATGTGTGTGTTTGGAACAAAGTCATAAACAACCGCTTGTGCGGTTGCATTTGCTAAATCGGTACCTTGATACACAATCTCATCATTAACAAACTTACCTGTGTGCATATTTGAAACAGTAAGTTTTGTTCTTGGATAGTAATCACGGATATCATTGTCAATTTCACCCACACCTGTTTCAATAATTTCATTACTGAATACAAACTGTTTAAGTTTTAATGCGTAAAGATAAACATTACCACCACGACCACGACCTAATGTGTGATACATGGCTTGATTATCTTCGTGTTCAACAAATGTAATTTCAAAGAAACCGTTTACAACAGGAACATAAATCAAATCACCTTCATTAGGTCTTGTTTGATTAGCTGTTGCTTGAAATCTTCTGCGAGAAACCAATAAAGATATTTCATCTCTTATCTCTAAACCAAATTTAGAAATAAAATCACCTTCACCGTCCATACCTGTAATATTTTCCAAATACATTTCAAGTGGAAAAGCAGACACATATTGTTTGAGTGGGTCTTCACCGTAAAGATAATCAACCTGGTCTCTTGTGGTGCGTGGCATATAAAATACATCCATGCCATACATCTTCAGTGATTCAATAACTAAATCTTCAACTAAAAGTTGTTCAGAAGTTATGTTCTTCGGAAAGTGATTGAAATAAAGATTGGTTGCCATTCATTATTTACCCATAGAACATCTCTGATGGAAGCACATTGTAAGATTGCATTTCTTCTTCAATCTTATCAATTTCTCTTTGCGCCTCTTCCATTATTCTTGGTCCGTCTAAAGTTACGCCACCTGGCATTTGTATTCCAGCAAACTTGCTCAAATTGCTTCCCCACTGGTATTTAATTTTTGCTGTTCCGTATTGTTTTAAGAATCTATCATTCCAAACATCAGATGTACCAGCTTTGGACATTGTAACACCTGAAATGTTAGCGCTTAAACTACCAACAATTTGTATCTCTGTTGGTGAATTAATTTTTTTAATTTGAACTTCTTGTCCATCAGATAATGTAATAATGTCGTTTTCTAAAACTTCTGCATCAAAAGTTGTTGCTGTTCCTGTCAATACATTTGAAGATGTATTTCCAGTTAGTGTTCCTGTCAAATTAATGGTTTCTGGTTGCATTGCACGATAACATTCAACAACAACATACTCTCCTGGCTGAACATCTCTTGTCCAGTCAATATCTAAGAATAATTTATTTTGATGGCGATTAAATCTGTATTGTGGTTTACCAGAGAATAATAAGTTTAATGTTGAAATATGTTGCATAGTAATTTCATACGATACATAAGATACAGATGTAAAGTCATACAAATCATGTAATCTTAATTGATATCTTAAATCAAACATATTGATTGATGAATTGGAATCATCAAACGGCATAACACTGGTTACAAATATAACCGGATCTGGACAATAAATCCATTTTCTATCAATGTCGGCTTGGGTAATTTGATGTTTCATGTATATTTTTTCAGTACCATCAAAGTGATAGTCGTGGAAAAACTGTAAAGAATCATCAATACGGTCTTCTACTTGGTCATCATCCACATTAATTTCAATAACAGGATGGCCTAGTCTTCGTAAGCAGTAATCTTTAAATTGTTGTCTAGTAGCTGGTTTTGACATAATTTTGTTCTTTATTTAGTTACACCAGGCGTGACGGTTGCAATACCTTCAATAACTCTTGTTTTTTCGCCACCACCTGAAGTGATAAGTAAATCGTAATAGTATCTTGATGGAGATAGATTTGCTGTGTTAGCTGCTGTCATAGACATAGTAATTTCACCTGTAGCATCGTTTGTGATGGTTACAGTAAAGTTATTAGCTGTTGATGAGTAATATGATTTTCTTAGTTGAGATTCAGCAGAATAACCTGATAGATTGACTGCATCACCTTGGTCATCATTAACATTCAGAACATGTGAGAATGTTGCACCTTGCTCAACTGTTAATTCTTGATAATCAGCGATTTTCTTTCTCCTTGACCTTTTTTCTTTATGCTCTATTTAGTCAATTAGAAAGTTGTTTGGAAAGAAAAAACCCACCTTTTTTGGTGGGTTTATTTTAGAATTATTCTGGTGCAGGTTCGTCTGCTGGTTCTGGTTCGTTACCTTCTGCTACCCATGCAAGGTATTCTTGGTAGTCTGTGTTTCCATGATTAATAGGTATTTTTACATTGTCAGATGTTCTTAATATATATGCTTCCATTCCTGATTGTTTAATTTTGTACATTTTATAACTCCGCTTCAATTAAAAATACAGGTGACATTGTTGAATCTTTATATCTTAAAAATGCAGGTTCCGATGCGTGTGCCGAACCAGTTACAAGATAAAAAATTTGATTTTTGTTAGATATATGTGAAATTAAACTAACACTTGTTCCATTAACTATTGTAATTGTTCCGTCAGTATAACCTATATCCAAGTTACTTGTGCCAGTAACGCTAATAACTGGAGTATATCTCATTGTTACAGGCATACAATACACGCCAGCCATATTTCCTCCAGTAGTCATATATCCAGAAGTTGAAACTAAAGCACCATCACCTACCCCAGTAGTATCTGAATTAGGAATCATATACGCATACCTCTGACATCTTGCTAACTCCATATCATAAGGTCTGTGTTCAAAGGGTGTAGCTGTATCACCTACTTCCAATTGGACACCTGTGATGTAAAATGTAGCACCTGATGTACCTACCCAGTCTGTTTGATTTGATGTTCTTACTGCTGCACTAGCATGCCATGAATTTATTGTTGCTGTTTGCACTGATGAGCCACTACCTAAATCCCATGTAATAATCATAGCTCTACTATTGTCAGATAGCCACGTACCTCCTGTATCACCAGTAAATGTAATAGTTTTTTGCTCCCATGTGTCAACACTATTGATTGTGTATTCAACTATGTAACATCTATTAACAGATGTTCCTTCTCTCATTGATACGCAGTATGTTCCTGTTGTATTAGAACGAACCCAAAACGATAATGTGCAAGTTTTTGCATTAGCTGTTCCATATCCTAAATGAGCAATATGATTTCCCTCAAGTCTATACTGTATATTTTTTTCAATCGAACCTGTTGCTGTTGTTGGTGTAGTAACTACATTATATATAGATGATGCAATACCAAGTGTTGATGGTACTGTACTGGATTGCTGTGATGAATAATAGGCAGATGTATTATCAACTTTAAACCATCTATCAACTGGATACCCACTTGTTCCTGTAACTGCACTCGTTCCCCTTTGTGCTATCCTCATATCACCATTGATGATAAGGTTCCGCACACCAAGAGCACCAGCCACAGTTGTTGCTAGTTTGCTAACAGTAATAGCACTATCTGCTACTTGTGCAGTGGTCATCACACCAGTCACTTTAGTGTTTGCTACATCAGCAATCTTAGCATCAGTTACGGCACCAGAAGCGATATCCGCTGTGTTTACTTGTAATGCTACATTTGATGCAGCTGAAATAACACCTAAAGCGTCAAAAGTCAAACTAACAGCTGAGTTTGCGCCACCTACGATTGTATCGGTCACATTATTTGCGACCTGTATCA